CAACCAGCATTTGCTAACAAACGCATTGGAATAGCTACAATTGCAGGTTCTGCTTCAAGTACGCTTACAAGTAATGGCATGAGAGCACCTGCGCCAAATAGTGGGGCGGCTGGAACTTACGCAACAACAAATATATTTACAAGAGCTTTTCGAGTTGTTTCATCTTCAACGGCAACTGCTGGAACATTAGGATATTTCACAGTAGCAGCGGCTGAATATACACTTGGAGTAACTGGTACACCTAATTATGCTGGATTTTATTTATCATCAAAATTTGGCATTGCAGATACTGTTGCAAGTCCTCGAACATTTGTAGGAATGTCAAGTAACGTAAGCGCCCCAACAAACGTAGAGCCATCAACATTAACAAATTCTATTGGTGTTGGTCAAGGTGCGGCTAATACAAATTTGTTTGTTTACTATGGTGGTTCTGCGGCACAAACTCCTATTGATTTGGGTGCAAGTTTTCCAACAGGAACATCAAATACTGATTGGTATGAATTAATTTTATTTGCGCCGCCATCATCCAATAATACAGTTTATTATCAAGTTACTAGGCTTAATACAGGTAATGTGGCTTCAGGAACATTAACGGGTACAGCAGGAACAGCATTGCCAGCAAACACAACTTCATTAGCATATAGAGCTTGGAGAAGTAATAACGCGACTGCATCTGCTGTCAGTATTGCCCAAGGTAATGTTTACATAGAAACGGATTACTGATGTACACAATAATTCTTGACCAAGGAACAGTAACAAGGGATGAAGATGGTAAGGTGGTTGCACCTTGTCAATCAGACCAAGACCCTGATTTTCGTGCTTACATTGATTGGGTGGAGGCGGGTAATCAACCAATAATTCTTGAAACACAGGTGCAATCATGACAATGATTATTGATGGAACTGCGGGAATTACATTTCCAGACAGCAGCGCACAGTACAACAGTTATTATGGCTTCAAGAACCGCATCATCAATGGTGCAATGGTGATTGACCAGAGGAATGCGGGGGCATCACAAACTCTGACATCAGGCGGTTTGTACTCTGTTGACAGATGGCAAACTTATGCATATACAGCAAACTTAACAGGGCAACGAGTTGCTGGAAGTTTAGGATTTCAATATGCGTATCAAATTACAGGTGCGGCATCAAATACTCAAGCACAATTTCAACAAAAAATAGAAGCGGCAAACAGTTATGATTTGGCTGGAAATACGGTTACTTTGTCTGCTTACTTTGCAAATACAACAAATACAACAGTAAATTGGGTTGCTTATTACGCAAACTCAACTGATAATTTTTCTGCAAATACAACTATTGCTTCTGGCTCATGGACAGTCACATCGTCATTAGCAAGATATTCCACTCAGATTTCCATTCCAAGTGCTGCAACAACTGGTTTATTAATTACTTTTTATAACTCAGGACAAACATCTGGAACATGGACAATTACAGGTGTACAACTTGAAAAAGGTTCAACAGCAACGAGCTTTGATTACCGACCTTATGGTACTGAGTTGGCTTTGTGTCAGAGGTATTATCAATATATAAACACAGGCAGCACTGCTGTGGGTGCAGGTTATTATGGAAGCACAACTTCAGGACAGCCTGTTTATTTTACTTTAAATTTTCCAGTTGCATTTAGAACTGCCCCAACTATTACCACTACGACTATAAATACAAATGTAAGTTTGACAATATCTTCTGCAACTGGTTATTCCACATCTGCTTTTATTGCCACGCCAAATGCTGGATCAACAGTAAATAATGCGTATATATTTTTTAACTACACAGCATCAGCGGAGTTGTAAATGTACAAACTAATCAATCAGCCATTTGGAGGTCAAATTTTGCAACGTCTGCCTGACGGCGCATTCATACCCTTTGACCCCGCCAACACCGACTATCAAGAATACCTACGCTGGCTTGAACTTGGCAACACACCACTTCCAGCAGATGAGGTAACAAATGGCTAGTACCATCCTTAGTGATAACGGTGTTTCATCTGGTAGCGCAGGAATTAAAACCACTGCCGACAGCACAGGCGCATTGGCTTTACAAACCACTACTGCGGCTGGTGTGGCTACGACTGCTTTGACTTTAGATACATCACAAAATGCAACTTTTGCCGGAACAACTAGAACATTGGGATATTTGGTTGCAAATTTACCGGCAGCAGGAACGGCGGGTCGTAGGGCTTATGTGACCAATGCTTTAACACCAGTTGCATTGTCAACTGTGGTCGGTGGAGGACTTGTTACAGTGCCTGTTTTTGATAATGGTACAAATTGGATTGTGGGCTAATATGACAACATTTAACTGGAAAATCCTTGAAATATCTGCTGATGGCGAATTGATCACCCATGCCAAATATTATGTGGTGGCTGAAACTGACACAGGCGAAAAAGTGGAAACTGAGGGAAATTGGTGGTTTAGCAACAAAATCCTAAATAAGCCGTTTAATGAAGTAACCGAAGCGGACGTGGCGGCTTGGATTAAAAATGAGACTACCCAAAATGGCGTAAACCTTATAAAATCACGGTTAGAGGAACAATTAGCGTCCCTGCAAGGGAATAGAGTTGTTGTTGCGCCTTGGTTACCGCAAATCTTCACGCCGAAAATTTAGGAACGAAAATGGCTCAACCAATTGATATCATTTCTAGAGCTTTAAAGGATATTGGCGCACTGGAAGCCGGTGAAGTGCCAACCGCGGATGCGGCTCAAGACGCGTTTGACATGATGAACGATATGCTCGATCAATGGTCAAACGAAGACATGATGGTGTTTTACAAAACCGAAATCGTGTTTCCAATTACGCCAGGTCAAACGCAATACACCATTGGACCAGGTGGGCAAATTGGCGCAAACTTTGTCGGCAGCATTTCTGGCAACGTCTTAACGGTTACAGCTATTAACTCAGGCGCTATTGCTTTGGGACAAACCCTAAGTGGTTCTGGTATTTCATCGGGTACAACCATTACAGGCTTTGCTACTGGTGCTGGAGGTAACGTCAATGAAGTCGGAACGTACACAATCAACATCTCCCAAACGGTTGCGTCAACAACGGTCAGCGCCTACTACCAGCGACCCCTTGTTATCAGTTCTGCTTTTGTTCGTATCAATACTAATTCAAATGGCACTCCTATTGTTAATGGTGGTTTAGATTACACAGTGGCAATATTGGCGGTTGAAGATTATGAAATGATCGGACTTAAAACGCTGTCTGGTCCTTGGCCTAAAGCCTTGTACTATCAGCCAACCGAAACATTAGGCAATATCTTTGTTTGGCCTAATCCAAGTCAAGGCGAAATGCACTTATTTGCGGACACGATTTTCCGTAGATACGACTCAATCTATGACACGATTGTTCTGCCACAGGCTTACGCAATGGCGGCTAGATGGTGTTTGGCTGAACGGTTGATGCCTATGTACGGCAAAGCCAATCAAGTCCAGATTGCGATGATTTCAAGTTTTGCGGCGCAAGGTAAAGCAACCATCAAGCGGACAAATATGCGTCCTGTTCAGACTTCTAGGTATCCTGATTCTTTATTGGTTGGAAAAGCTAAAGACGCTGGCTGGATTCTCAGCGGTGGATTTGCGAGGTAATAAATGGCAGATTTTGGCTTTGTCGGACCAAGCTACACGGCGCAGTCAATTTACGTTGACGCGCAAGAGTGCATTAATTTCTATCCTGAGATTGATCCACTCAAGCAGCCTGGTGAACGCGGCGTGGTGGCTTTGTACCCAACGCCTGGTCTGACTCCGCAAATCGTTTTTCAGAATTCCCAAGAAGTGCGCGGAATGCGTACTGTTTCTGGCGGTGCTCAAATGATCGCCGTGGTCGGTCCTTATGTGTATTCGCTGACCAGCAATTTCACGCCGACAATGGTTGGACAATTAAGCACAAGTTCTGGACGTGTGGGTATTACCGACAATGGAATTAACGTTTACATTGTGGATGGTATTAATCGGTACACATGGCGCATTTCTACGCCATCCAGCGCTGTTTTTACTGGTTCTATATCTGGCACTACTCTAACGGTCACTGCGGTCACAAACGGCACATTAGCGGCTGGACAAGCATTGTTTGGTGTTGGTGTTACATCAGAAACCGTAATTACTGCCTTGGGTACAGGTTCAGGTGGAACAGGTACATACACAATAAACTTATCGCAGACAGTTGCAAGTCGAACAATGAATTCGACCACTGTTGGTGCTGTGGTTACTGGTTCAATTTCAACCACCACATTGACCGTGACGGCGGTCACTTCAGGCACTTTGTATGTTGGACAAACAATTCAAGGAACAGGAATTACTGCCAACACAATGATTACGGCGCTTGGAACAGGCACAGGCGGCGCAGGAACATACACAATCAGCACATCGCAAACGGTAGGTTCAATTACTATTTATGCGCTGAACTTTGCCATCATGCCATCAAGTGACGGTGCATTTACCGGCGCAAACACGGTGGACATTGTGGACAATTATTTTGTTTACAACCGCCCAAGTTCTCAACAATGGGGCGCTTCAAATGCTTTGTCACCAATTTCGGTTGGTACGTCTTTTTCTTCAAAAGACGGATCACCAGACAATTTGGTGGCTTTGATTGTTGATCATCGTGAAGTTTATTTATTGGGCGAAGCGTCCAGCGAAACGTGGGTAGACGTTGGGGCGGCACAGTTTCCATTTCAGCGCATCCCTGGCACTTCCACCCAGCACGGCATTGCAGCCACATTTTCTGTAGCGCGGCTTGGTAATTCATTTGCTTATTTGTCCAGAAACAACCGCGGTCAAGCCGAAATCATGCAAATGAACGGCTACATACCGCAACGCATATCAAATCATGCGGTTGAAAACACTTTGGTTAATCAATATGTTGATGACGCAATTGCGTGGACGTATCAGCTTGAAGGCCATGAAGTTTATGTAATCTCATTTCCCACAATAAATATCACATGGGCGTATGACATTGCGTCTGGAATGTGGCACAAGTGGCTTTACACAAACAATCTTGGTCAATTTGAACGTCATCGAGGAAATTGCTGTGCTTTGTTTCAAGGCATGGTTTTGGTTGGTGATTATGCAAACGGCATTATTTACAATCTTGACAAAGAAAATTACACCGATTCTGGTCAAAATGTGCGTAGGGTACGCCGTGCGCCGCATTTGGTGGCTGATTTGCAAAGGCAGTATTTTGAGGAATTGCAAATACAGTTCCAGCCAGGCGTTGGCACTTCAACCACTTTAAATCCACAAGCCATGTTGCGTTGGTCAAATGACGGCGGTTCAACTTGGTCTAATGAATATTGGGTTTCTATTGGTCAGCAAGGAAAGTATAAAAACCGTGCCATCTGGCGGCGTTTGGGCATGGCTCGGGACAGAATTTTTGAAGTGTCTGTTTCTGATCCAATTAACGCTGTCATTGTGTCATCCAACCTAAAAATAAGCGGAGGTGATAACTGATGGCCACAGGACTATACGGCTCAAGCCAAACCAACCCATACCCACAGTCTGAATTCTTGGACGGCGCAACAAAACGACCAACTCGGGCGTGGCAACAGTTTTTTCTAAATTTGCTTAACTTTTCCAGTGCAAGCACGGCTACGGCAGGCTCGGCAACTTTGCCATCAAACCCTGTTGGCTTCATGATTGTCACGGTAAACGGCAAGAATTACAAAGTTCCTTATTACAATCAATAATTATGAACTACGTTGAACTTACCAAAATTCCAACGCGTGAGCAAATTGAAAAATTGCAACGTGAAATGTCACAAATGCCTATAGCTGATTTGCAAGCAGCTTCGGATGCAATGCAGACTGAACATTATTTTCATGGTGGAATGTATGCAAGAAAATTAAGTAGACCAGCAGGATGTTTGATTGTTGGTAAGGTTCATAAACAAGATCATTATTTTTTGTGCGCCAAAGGTGAAATCATGGCATGGTCTGAAAAAGGCATGGTGCATTTGTATGCTGGTGACATTATTGAATCAAAGCCTGGCACAAAACGTGTAACTTTGGCGGTGACTGATGCAATCGGAATTACGTTTCACAAGACAGACAAAACTGACCTTGATGAAATTGAAAAAGATTTGATTGAGCCTGATGAACTTTCATTGTTTGACTCTAATAACAAATTGAAAGTTTTAGAAATTAAAGGGGAATAACATGAGTTTTGTAACGGCGGCATTAGTTGTTGGAGGTTCAAGCCTACTTGGTGGCTACATGGCGTCCAAGGGGGCGCAAGCTGGAGCGCAAACACAAGCTGACGCAATGAATCGTTCTGCTGATTTGCAAATGCAAATGTTTAACACGCAAAATGCACAGCAAGCCCCTTATCGTCAAACAGGATACAACGCACTTAATCAAATTGGCGCGCTTGGTAGCGGAACTTATGGAATGGTTGATCAAAGCGGTCAAAACACCGGTACAGGCACGGGATCGGGGTATTTGACCCAACAGTACTCTCCACAAGATTTTGCGGCAGGAATTGATCCTGGCTATGCATTTCGATTACAACAAGGCCAACGTGCATTGCAGGGTCAACAAAATGCCGCGGGTGGTTTATTAAGTGGAAATTCTTTAGCGGCCATGCAAGACTACACACAAGGGTCTGCAAGTCAAGAATATGGAAATGCGTTTAATCGTTTCCAAACGCAACGTAACAACATCTACAACACGCTGGCATCAATGGCTGGCTTAGGTCAGACTTCATTGGGTCAAACAGGTCAATTGGCAAGTCAAACATCGCAAGGCGTAGGTAATGCTATTACTGGCGCAGGATCGGCAATTGGCGCTGGACAAGTGGCTAGTGGTAATGCTCTTGCCGGCGGAATTACTGGTGCAGGAAATGGATATATGCTTTCACAAATGTTGTCGCAAAGAAATCCTTTAATACCATCTGGATATGGAACAGTTGTTCCACAAGGTCAATACAGCACCACAGGATAAGGAATAAATCATGGCAGATTACGCACCAGTAGCAGCACAAACAAGACAGCCGCAACAAATGTCGCTTGGCGAAATGGTCAATATGGCTAATGCCATGCAAAGCTATCAACAAGCGCGGCAGTTAAATCCTTTGCAATTGGAAATGTATCAACAACAATTGCAACAAGCACAACAATTAAATCCTGTTCAGTTAGATACTGCAAGATCACAATTGTCTCGATTGAATCAATTGACTCCATTAGAAGTTTCTGCTGCTACATCAGCGGCAGGAAAATCAGGAATTGAATATAACGTAGCTGGAGAAGTTGCCGAACCTACAATAACTGCGGCAAAAGAAAAAGCAGAACAAGCTAAATTAGCTACGCAAAGTCAACAAATGGATTACAAAACCAAAATTGCCGATAAAATACATTCTGGCAATATTGCAATGATCAACGATCCTGATGTTATTCAAGCTGAATTAAATCCTCAACAAGCAAATACAACAGCATTGATGAATAAATTAATGCTTCATGCAAAAACACAAGCTCAATCAGCGGGTATTCCTGAAGATCAAGTTCCAGCATTGATAAAACCTTATATGGATTTGGCGCAAAATAATCCCGGTGAATTGCGTCAATTTATGAAAACAAGATTGTTGGCTGGCATTGATGGACAAGCAAAAGCTACCTTAATGCAACCAGCAGGAATTGCTGTAAACACTGGAGCAGAAGGCAAAACAGTTGCAACTGGTGAATTTGCACCGAACAAACCTGGAGTAGCTTTACCAGGCACTTCATTCACTGCACAACTGCCGCCGGGCCAGAGATATGAAGCCACTGGCAGAAATGATATGTCTGGTAATCCGACCGCAAATGTCAAAGATGCAAACGGTAGAATTTTGGGTGAAACGACTATTCCTGCTGGTGTAAATCCTGCACCCGCTGCACCCGCGGCTGCGCCCGCCGCTCCTGCTGCTGCGCCTGCTGCGCCCGCGCCCGCGCCCGCTGCAACTGCCGTGCCGGTCAAGCCCGTGCCTGCGCCATCAAATGCACCAGTTAGGGCAAGACCAGGCACATCAGCCGCAGATTACACCGCAGCAGGTAATTTAAGAACTTCTGCAAGGGACGCTGCAGCACAATATCCAAATATGCAATTCACAAACAATCAAATTATTGATTTGGCAAACAAAACAATAACTGGTGTTGGCGCTGAAACATTGTCTAATTTGGCTGGAAAAATTGCAGTTGTTCCGTGGACAGGTAATCAAGCAACTTATCTTGATCAACTTGGTCATTACATGACTCAACAACAAACGTCATTGGCAAAAAGCGCGGGCTTAAGTGGCACTGATCAAGCAAATGCACTTGCTGGTCAATTGACAGGCACAACACAATGGACTCCAGAAGCCATTAAATCAGCGGCTCGAGTAAATCGTGCAATGTCCCTTGCAAACTCTATGTTTCACCAAGGAATAGAAAACAAACAATCCGCAACAAATGATCAACTTGCGCCAATTGATTTTCAATCACAATGGTCAAAAGTTGCAAACATCAATGCTATTCGTTTGCATGATGCCGTAGTGAATGGTGACAAAGAGGGGATCAAAGAAGTAATAAATGCAGTTGATCCTACTGCGGCCAAATTAAAAGACCCAATGCAATCAGTCAAAGTTCAATTTTTGATGAAACAATGGTCGCAAATGAACAAACTTGTTAAGGGTCAATAATGGAAGAAATGACATTAGATGATTTGCAATCTGCAATTAGGGGCGCTCATGACGTAAAGCCAGCGCCTTTAACTGATGCCGATGTTGCGCCTAAACGTAGTCCGTTATCCACATTTATACCTGGTACTCAAATTGCGCCACAAATTGAACCGCCTATAAATAATCAAGCAAATGATTTAACGCAAGATGATATAGAACGAGTTTTGTCATTAGCAATGACCGGCGGTGATGAAGAATTACCAAAAGATGGGCGTTGGCACGTTCCAAGTGTTAAAGACGCTTTAGCAAAAGCATTTGAAGCTCGACAAGCAATGCCAGGATTTTTGGCTTCTACCGCTGACGTTACTGTTGGTAATGTACTTCCAACTGTTGCTGGTGGTCTTACATATCCAATTGCCAGAATTTTCCAGATGCCGCCAGAAAAAGCACAGGCATTACGAGAAGAAGTTACAGGCGCTTTAGATAAACCTTTTGGCAAAGCATTAGGTTTAACAGAAAGCCCATCGTATACCGGTTCTGCTCCATCACAATTGATGAATTACATTGGTAAATATGCTCATATGGGTGTTGATTGGCTTTCTAAAGAAACTGGATTGCCACCTGGTGATGTGCAAAGCTATATTGATAGCTTGACATTGGCCGCGCCAAAAATTGCATCTACTACTGGTCAAGGCTTAAAAGCCGGTTGGGATTGGATGCGCGAATCACCGCCAGTTAAAGGCGTTCAACAATTAACGCATGAGCTTAAAACGGGCGAAACACCTCCACCTCCACCCGCGCCAATTGAACCTATGATGGATGTTAATCAGCAACCATCTCAAATGATTGGTGGTGGCGCTGCTTCTACTACACCAGCCAATATGTTGCGTGGCAATATTGATGCCGCAATTGCAGATGCATCGCCTGAATTGCAAGCTCATATAAATGCTCATCCACCAGAAAATGTAAACGTTCCTGCTGTTCAAACGCGAGCATTAGAAGAAAAACATGGCGTTAATTTGTTAACAAGCCAACGTACTGGCGATATGCCTACTTACAGAAAAGCATGGAATGAACGAACAGCAAATGGATTAGAAGAAGATTTCAAATCGCAACCACAACAGTTATATGATGCATTTGAACAATCTAAACAACGTCATGCACCTGATATTTCATCACAAGCAGATGCTTCTGAACTTGGGCAACATGAAATAAATGGTCTTGTTGAAACAGATAAAGCAAGACTTGCAAATATTGATAAAAACTATCAAGATTTTAGAGATGCATATATAAAATTTAAACAAGATGCAGGCTTGCCTGTTGAAAATGATTTTCCTGTAAATGGAAATAAATTTTTATCAGATGCCAATAAATCATTAATTAATGAATCTTTGCAATATGATGTTCCAGAATCTATACAAAAATTACTAAATTCAATTAAAGAAAATAATGGACAAATGAATTATCAAGAATTTATAACTCTTGATAAAAGATTAAGCGCTAAACAAAGAGAAGGAACTGGAAGCGAAAGAGAAGCTGCGAAAGTTATTAGAAATGAATTGAATAACATACCGCTTGAAAACGAAGCGGCAATTTTACAACCTCAATATGAAAAAGCTAAAGCATCAGCAAAAGAACGATTTGATGTAATTGATAGCAATCCTGCTTATAAAGCTGCCATAGATGCCGCCGAAGATGCAAAACATTCACCTGATGCTATTAGTTTAAAAGCAAAAGATTTCCATAAAACATATGTTTCTAGTGGCAATCCTGAAGTTATTCGGCGAATGAAAGCGGAAATACCGTCTGATCATATTGGACATCAAGCAATAACATGGGGTGAACTTGAACGTGCAAAACAAGCAATAACGAATGCAAGCGCATCAAGAGTAAATGCTGAAACATTTGCAAAATTTTTAAGGGATAGCAAATCTGGTTTGCGTGAAGCATTACCGCCAGCGGCTATGCAAGATGTTTCTGAAATTGGATTGTTAAACAGCAAAATGGTTAAGCCTGATGCTGGTGCTTTCAATTATTCAAACTCATACACAAATCTTTTTGGTGATCTTGCAGCACAAGGTTTATTAAATGCAGGTGAACTTAAACTTATGAGTGCTACTGCTGGAGCATCAGTTCCAATTGTTTCTGGTGCAAAATCTTTGCTTCAAAAATTTAATAAAGATGCATTTGCTAATGAACAAAGAAATTCTTATGGTGGATTAATAAAGGAATAACACATGGCAGTCAATCTTTCACCCATCGGCAACGGACAACAGTTCTTTGACAACAACGGTATACCGCTAAACGGCGGTTTGCTGTACACCTACCAAGCAGGCTCAACAACAGTACTGACCAATTACACAGACATTAGCGGATCAATAGCTAATTCAAATCCGATTGTGTTGGATTCTGCGGGTAGATGCGCTACTGAAATTTGGCTGACTTATGGACTGAACTACAAGTTTGTGCTTAAAACATCTGCGAGTGTAACGATTGGCACATACGACAACATATACGGCATTGTGGGCGTACAAACTGCGGTTGGTACTACTATTCCGACAGGCATGATTTCGCTGTGGTACGGCTCAATTGGTAGCGTTCCAAGCGGTTGGTATTTGTGCGATGGCACAAACGGTACACCTGATTTGCGTGATCGGTTTATTATTGGTGCGGGTTCAACTTATTCTGTGGGCGCTACTGGCGGATCAGCTAATCACACGCTGACAACATCTGAAATGCCAAGCCATACGCACACGGCTACATCAACAGATTCTGGTCATACTCATACATTTCCATATCAAAATTATTCGTACACCGCTGGCGGCACTGCTTTTAATGGTGTTGCTGCTGGTAGTTCGGGATCAGTAACTACTGTGGCTGGAAATGCAAATATTACAACAACAATTGCAGCAACTGGATCAGGTAATTCATTCAGTGTTCTTAATCCTTATTACGCACTTGCGTATATTATGAAAAGTTAATCATGGATATTGACCCAGTTAAATACGGTGTGCTTTGGCAAAAGGTTGAATCTTTGGAAGCAAAGATAGACAAACTTGAATCTAGCATGGACAAATTGCTTGAGTTGGCCAACCAATCCAAGGGTGGATTTTGGATGGGCATGGCGTTTGTTTCTGCTTTATCTAGCGTGATCGGCTACGCAACCAACTGGTTGCACAAAGGGTAAAAAATTGATCCAATCAGCCTTTGCTTACTTGCTGCTGGTCTGGTTAAAAACATCCAGCAAGGCTGCGAGCTGTACAAGCAGGCAAAGGAATCGTTTGTTGAAGTCAAACGCACTGCCGATCAGGTTGTGGCCATTGGCAAAGAAATACACGGCTTTTGGGGACAGTTACTTAAATTTTTCAAACCAGAGGTAAAAAATGAACCTGTTGCAAAACCTAAAAAATCAGCTTATGTCACTGTGGACGAAACTCAGGTCAAAGTTGACATCGTTCAAAATCTGACAGAGTTT